GGAACCTATGATGCCAGTCGACACAAAAATCGATTGGAGGCTGAAGGCATTCCATCACAACCATCGGTGCAATCTGCTGATGACACGTTTGAATGGTTGGTGAAAAAATTAGATGATCTTGGCGTTGTTGCTGAAGTCGATGCAATGGCATTGCAAATGTTGGCTGACGCCTGGGAAGATTACCAGGTCGCAAGGAACGTGATCAAAGACCACGGACCAACATATTCTACAACAACGGCACAGGGCGATTTGATGTGGAGACCACGACCGGAGGTGTTGATGATGAATCAATCGTGGTCCAAGGTCGAAAAGATGATGGTCCAATTTGGGTTGACTGCATCATCACGCGCAAAGATCGAAACGCAAGAAAAAATAGAAACACTTGATGACCTTTTGGAATGATTGATTTAATTTTTGGCGATTGCCTTTTTGAAAGTGATAAAATAAAAAACGGAAGCGTTGATTTAATACTCACAGATTTACCATATGGAACAATAAAAAACATAAAAAATGTAAATCACGGATTGAGTGAAAAAACAGATTGGGACATTATTGTTGATACTAAAGAGGTGATGAATATTGCAAATAGAATTCTCCGTAAGAACGGAAAATTGATTTTGTTTGCACAACAACCATTTACAAATGAATTAATAAACAAATCATCGCCAAATGTTCCTTTTAATTATTCAATGATTTGGTTGAAAGACCATTTTGCAAATGCTTTAACGGCAAAAAAAGCACCTTTGAATTACTATGAAGATATTTTGGTTTTTAGCAAAACACACGATTTTGAAGGAATCCATCCTTTACGCCCTTATTTTAAAAATGTTTTTGAATTTATTGGCTTAAGCAAAAAAGAAATTTTAAAACAAATTGGTCAAAGAGCCGACCACGTTTTTCGTTTTAATAGCAGCCAGTTCAGTTTGTGTACTGAAAAAACATATCTCGATTTGATTGAAAAATATCAAATTAACAAAATGAAAGGATTTAAGGAATACAAAGAAATTTCAAAAATAGGCGATAATTTACAAAGCGTTTTCAATTTGTGGCAAGGCGGAAAATACAAAAGTAATGTTTTGAAATACCGCAAAGATTACGACGGATTTCATCCCACACAAAAACCCATTTTATTGCTTGAAGATTTAATAAAAACATTCAGCAACCCGAATGATTTGATTGTTGATTTAACAATGGGAAGTGGTTCAACTGGGGTGGCTTGTTGTAATACAAATAGAAATTTTATTGGTATTGAAAAAAATGAAGAATTTTTCAATATAGCTAAACAAAGAATTTCACAATTGACAATGTTTTAAGATGTACCACGACGAAAAGAAAGCAAACCGAATCATCAATTTCATTGAACGCGTGTGCACGCACGTTAAAGGTGATTTGGCGGGTCAACCATTCTTGTTGGAGCAATGGCAAAAAGAATACATTGGTCAGTTGTTCGGGACAATGAACGACAACGGCCAACGGCAATATCGCACATCCTATGTGCAGATTCCGCGAAAGAATGGAAAATCCAATTTGTTGGCGGCCGTTGCATTGGCGATGTTGTTCGTGGAAAAAGAAGCGGGTGCGGAAATCTATTGTTGCGCATCATCACGCGATCAAGCGAACGCCATTTTCGACGTGTGCAAACAAATGGTTCGTAATAAACAAGTATTGACCAACGGTTGCAAAGTGTTCCGAAATTCCATTGTATTGAATGGAACGAATTCATTCCTGAAAGCGGTGGCCAGTGATGCGGGTGTTTTGCATGGGGCAAATGCATCGTGTGTTTTGTACGATGAGGTTCACACGGCCAAAACCGATGAGTTGTGGAATGTGATGGCCACATCAATGGGTGCAAGATCACAACCGTTGATGTTTGGTATTTCCACGGCTGGATTGTTTGATCCGAATTCCATTTGTTACAAATTATATGATTACGGAAAGAAGGTCCGCGAGGGTGTAATTCAAGACGATACATTTTTGCCGTTGATTTACGAAGCCGATCCGGAGGATGACATTCACGATCCTGATGTTTGGAAAAAGGCCAATCCGAATTTTGGCGTTTCCATCAAACCCGAATATTTTGAAAAGATGTCACAGGAAGCCAAATCAATGACATCCACCGAAGTTGCGTTCAGGCAATTGCATTTGAATCAATGGGTGAATTCATTAGCATCGTGGATCACTGATTCCGAATGGATGGATTCCGCTGGAATGATTCCGTGGGATCAATTGAAAGGGCGCGATTGTTATGCCGGACTCGATTTGGCTGCAACGGAAGATGTCACCGCTTTTGTGATGGTTTTTCCGTGGGATGATGGATCAATCAAGGTTGTTCCAAAATTATTCGTTTCACAAGCCGCCGTTGATCGTAGACACAAACAAACAGGTGGATCGTACGCATCATTTGTTTCCAATGGTGAATTGATTGTGACTGATGGGAATTCCACCGATTACGATGTCATTCAGCGCGTGATCTTGGAATGTGCTGAATCTTACAATGTGAAATCCGTGGCCTATGACCGTTGGAATTCCAATTCATTGGTCCAGCAATTAACGGACAAAGGAATTGAAATGGATCCGTTTGGTCAGGGGTTTATTTCGATGACCGCACCAATTAAAAATGCAGAAATCCTGATCAAAAAGAAGTTATTGCATCACGGCGGTCACGGAATGTTGCGTTGGATGGCGGCGAATGTAGTCACCAAAAAGGATGATGCGGAAAATGTAAAATTCAGCAAATCAAAAGCGGGTGACAAAATTGATGGAGTCATTGCAATGATTATGGCATTGGGTGAAATGATCACATCGGAAGGTAAAGATATGACCGGATCATCAACGTATGAATCGCAAGGAATCCGAATGTTATGATGAAATTGGATGATGCCCGTGAATTGGGATTGATGTTGTTTGAAAACGGATTCACACCGTGGATGGCAGAAACAGGTGATGGATACATTGTCAGGGTGTTGATAAATGGTGAAATCATCAATGTGTTTCGTACTGATGTTGAATCAGTTGGAGGTAATTAAAAAATTCATATATTGTTGAAAACAAAATATTTTATTATGTTTCACACAACAACAACAAATGTTTCCGTAAATTACACCATTATGCAACCAGTTGATGATGTAGAAATTGGCGATATCATTGAAATGTCGCGCACGGGAAAAGAATTTTTGGTGGAATCCGTTTCACCATCGGGCATCGTTTTGAAAGAATGCACACGATATGTTTCATTCAGTCGTGCTGCATTGAACGAACGATTGAAACGCAACGTTGCGATTCATAAGCCCATATAAAGAACCACGGGGCGTTCTGCTCCGATTGGTGGTTTTGGTTTGGTAGGGAACGCTGTGGTGGCGTTCCCTTTTTTATTTCCAAATGTTTGATTGTGAATAATTAAACGCAAATGTTAAATTTTGAACATTGCATACGTTGTTGTATATTCACATCGAATTGTACAATCATCTTTCAAACGAATGGCCGAAAATCAAAATTTATTTGGGCGAATACTCGGAGCATTCCGAAACAACCCAAACCGACCATCCACTCACTGGCCAATCCAGCAGAATGGATGTTTTCGGATAACGAATCAAAAACAGGCATTGCAGTCACGGAAAATAGTGCGATGCAATTGTCGGCAGTTTTCGGTGCCGTTCGTGTGATTTCCGAAACAATGGCAACATTGCCTGGAACGTAAAACAAACAAATAACGGAATCGTTCAGGATGCCGATGCGCACCCGATCAACAAATTGATCCATCATCCAAATGCGATGATGACTGATTTCACATTCCGTGAGACGTGCCAGGCACATTTGTGTTTGCATGGCAATGCATTCATAGCGATCAAACGCGACGGTGCTGGAAATCCATTGCAATTGATTCCGATCCATCCGGATCGTGTTCAGGTGAAAGTATATCAAGATGAAAAATTCTATCAAGTAGACGGAAAAGAAACATTTGATGATTCCGAAATCATCCACCTTGTTGGATTGGGTTTCGATGGGATCGTTGGAAAATCCGTGATTGAAGCGGCACGTGAGTCCATTGGACTGGGATTGGCCGCTGATCGTTTCGGTGGTTCATTCTTTGGTAACGGTGCAAACGTTTCTGCGGTCCTAACACATCCGGGTCGTTTGAGTGATGAAGCATATAAACGACTCATTCGTTCGTGGCAACAACGCAACGCGGGATTGGATAACGCACACAAAACTGCAATCCTTGAGGAAGGGATGAAGGTTGAAAAGATGTCGATCAGTCCACAGGAATCGCAATTCATATCAACGCGGAAATTCGGCGTTGAAGATATCGCACGTTTTTTCCGTATTCCATTGGCTTATTTGGGATCAATGGAAAATTCATCCACACGGGCCAATGTTGAAGAACAGGGGATCATTTTTTCCAGAAATTGCATCTTGCCTTGGGTCAAACGCTGGGAAGCGGAATTCAATCGGAAATTGTTTATCGGCGATTCAGCATATTACATCCGTTTCAATATGGATGGATTGTTGCGTGGTGATATTCGTTCAAGATATGAAGCCTATACAAAAGGACGTCAATGGGGATGGATATCTGCAAACGATGTTCGTAAAATGGAAAACATGGCACCGATTGATGGTGGCGATGCATACCTCCAACCGTTGAATATGGTTGAAGTTGGACAACCGCAAAATGATGATGCCGATGCCGTGGAATAATTACCCAAAGGCAGCGAGCGAAAACGCACAAAAAGCATTGGATCACCGTGAAGAACACGGAACCGATTGCGGAACGCCA